ATCGTTATTCTCTAAAATCATATTCATATCTTCTAGAAAACTCGGTCTACAGTCCCAATAAATAAAATGGTCCCCACCATGAGCTCCGTAATATACTTTTTCCGCGTTTATACTTTCGGCGTAACCCGCGGCTATACTAAGCATTATCATATTTCTATTTGGTACTACTGTTTGTTTCATATTTTCAGAAGCGTAATGACCTTCGGGTACTTCTATATCATCAGTTAATGCGTTTCCTCCGAAAGTGGGTATTGTTATTATCTCGTGTTCTTTCAGTAAAATTTTACCTTTTTGAGTTGCCCTGTAATGTTCAAGTAATCTTACAGCACAATCAATTTCTTTTTTATGTCTTTGCCCGTAATTAAATGTTAAACAGTAAATTTCCTTGTTTTCCTCTGCTAGTAACTTACCTAACAGAGTAGCGCTATCCATACCACCACTTAAAATTAAAACTACTTTTTCCATGTTATACCCCTTTCTTGTTTCCCCACACATCGATATGTAATCTAGGTGAGTATTTTAAATTATGTGCTACGCAATAATCCCAAACGTTTCTCTTTATTAGCCCATTTCGTAAAGAATCGGGAGTCGTTAATGGCATCAACGTAGTCGCGTATTCTAATAAGTCGGAGTTAATTTTTTGTAAATCAGTTACTACTTTTATATCGAGTTCTGGGTGTTGATACTCTACGTAAGCTGAAATCATTTTAGCTACCTTAACATCTTTCGGAGAACAACAAATATAGTCGAACACTGATAACATCTCGAAAGGTATTAACTCGCCTATTAAATCTCCGTTAGTTTCTAAATGGTTGTCGATGATATAGCCATCCGAATCCCTCTCTAAGTTTTTCAGAACTTCAAGTATAGCTGGAAACTGTGCTAAGGGTTCTCCACCAGTCCACACGATAAAAAGCGGTTGCTCTTTAAGTATCAACTCAACTAGTTCTTCTACTTCCCATTCCTTGCCTTGGGTGTGATATTTAGAGTCGCACCAAAAACAGTTTCTAGTACATCCGGAGAGCCTTATAAAAAAAGCTGGTACCCCGCAATATCTACCTTCGCCTTGTATACTACTGAAAAGTTCTACTATCTTAATTATCATCCGGTCCTCCTAGCAAAAGATGTTGGCGTTTCCCATAATACTAGTTCGTATAATTCAATGTCCTTCTCTTTAAAAATCTTATCTAAAATCCCCCAAAAAGTGTCTAGCATATTTTCAGCAGTAGGTATCAGGTTTTCAAACATTGGTAAACTATTTAAAAATTCATGGTCTACTTTGTCAATCACGTTTCTCTCAACTATTTCTTTAAGTTTGGTAAAATTAAAAACCATGCCTGTTTCAGGGTCGGTAGGCCCTTTCAACCCCACCCTCAACTTATATCTATGACCGTGCGTTTGAAAACATTTCCCGAATTTAGCAATGTTGTCTGTTGCGTCTAAATCCTTATTTCTTAAACAATGCGCCGAATCAAACTCAAAATCCTTGTAAATAAGCACTGTTAAACCTCCTTGATTAACTCGTTTATACTACTTATCACACCCTGTGATATAATTTCAGCTCTCGCTTTATTTTTACTATAACCAAAAATAGAATCACCGGCTTGTAACGTCGCTGTTATAACATTTACTAGGGTACCTTTACTTAGTAACTTACTAATATCAATTTCTAAATTATCATAGTCCGCCTTGGCTTGATTGTAGGCCCTTTCTTTCTCTCCAGTTACTCCCAATTCACCATTCACGTATTTGGGTTTCGGTAATACGCAAGCGCCTAATTCAGCCATTCTCTTTAACTTCATAAGTATTCCTCAATCTTCTTTGTCTCTCCGCATTTGAGGCGTATACCATACGGAATATCTTTAATAAGCTCCCCTGCTTTTTCGCTAGCTTCCAACTCATCGCACGCCTCCAATTCTACTTTGATAGTGGCCTCGTACTTCCCCATTTTAGCCCCCATGTGTAAATTGTTCTTGGGACCTCAAATGTTCTACTTCCTTTTTATAATGCCCCATAGTAGTTCCTATACCACCGGGAAAATAATGTTTAATGAAATTTATCCCTAAATCAGTTAAACTTTGAAAAGGAAAATTATTCAAATAAACTTTGCCCATATGAAAATGCCAAACATAATCTTCTCTGGGAGTAGGACAAGTTACAAGTTGGTTTCTTACCTTCGCAGACCATTCAATTATTTCTAAACGCGTCATTTTCAATAAAGTTTTTTCGTATGGTTCTATTCTCGTTAAAGGTTCTAGAAGGCCATATTTTGCACTCAATATAATCACTCTACTATACTTCAAACAACAATAACTGTATAAATACCTAAAAAGGGTTGACTTTGAATACATCTTATAAGCATCACAAGGGTAATCTAGCTTACTTTTTGTACAACTTATCACGCCTAGAGTTTTCATAGTATTGTCTCTCCTCCGGTAAAGCCTCCTCTACCTTAGCAATAGAGGGGTGAAATTTGTAATAAACTCTACCTTTAAAATCAGATGTTTTATTTTTCCTTGCCCATAACCCAACTACGGGCAATACTAAGCCTTCATCAGTTACGTGAAACATTTTTGTTTTCGCGTTATCTTGTAAAATAGTATATTCATTGTGTAACATAAAAACTGCGTCAGCGTCATAAGCTAAATCAACTGTTTCTTTTATGTCTTCTTCTGTAGGCCATGCTAATAAGTCTTGTGTTTTTCTTATTTCAACAGTTGCAACAAGAGGTATGTCGTAAACGTTTGATATTCTTTTTAGTCCCTCGCTTATATAGGTAAATTTCTCTCTCACCTGTTTTTTATCTACAGTAGTCGTCATTTTGTGTAGGTTATCTATAAAAACCACCAACTGTCTATTCTTAGCAATAGCCTTGTAAATTTTTATCATCTTTTCCATATACTCTAGAGACCTTCCCTCCCCTACATCTTTTATTACAAAAGAGGCTGAGAGTTGCCTTAACTCATGTACGGCTTCATCTCTTTTCATTTCTAGTAATTCCCTTTGTTCTTCCGTTAAGTTTGTGTTTTGTAAAATTCTGTTAACTGGGTTACTTAATATGTTTATTTCTATGTTACTAAAATTAGCTAGCAATCTAGGAATTACTTTTATTCTATTATCGTCAATGCTAAAATACAGGACTAAAACTTTGCCTTTGTTAAACACAGCTAGGTTTACTCCTAGCTGTAAACAAAAAGAAGATTTTCCGATATTTGACCTACCCCCAACTAGGTAAATGCCTGTTTGCAATCCTTCCATCTTTTCTGTTAATATAGGCCAACCCATGTGTAATCCTAATAACTCTTCCCTACTCCAAGCCCACTTTTCGAACGCTCCTATCACAGCCTCCATCTTTTCTTGCTCAGCTAATATGTCAGACATTGTTACTTGGTAAAAATCAGAAGCCGAATCCGTTTCGAAACCGTGTATTTCCCTTTGTATGGATTCTGTACTAATATGCGCCTCAGAAGACATTTTCTTTATCATTCTCTCTCTTGTAATAGGACTGTCTTCTCTAATAATAGCATTTAAGCATTCGTTCTTGTGTACATCATTACTTTGGTCGGCTAAATACTTTTGCAACTGGTACTCGAAAATACTCAATTCGGGTAATTCTAAAAATTCCTGTGGCCCATAAGTCAAAAGGTATTCGTCTGGGTCTTTGGTCTTATCTAATTTCTTAATGCTTATATCTAATTCGTTTTTAGTACCTATGGTCTTATGTAATATACTATCTAAACTATCGTAAGCGCCTTCTTCATTATCTAAGCAAAAAACTATTCTTTTTACTCCACACTTAACGAGTAGTTCGTATTGCGAATCCGTAAAATTTTTGCCGCAAAGAGCTACTACGTTTTTTATACCATACAAATACATCGTAAACACATCTGCGTAACCTTCAACAACATAAACTTTACTGCTTTGGAACCTAGCCTTATCTAAGTTAAATAAGACGTTACTTTTTTGATAAGCCTCTGTCGTGTTAAAATTAACGTATCTTATGGTTCCTTTTTTACCTTTATAGTCTCTAGAAGCGAAAGCAATAACCCTGCCGAAATGATTCCTTATAGGGAAGATAATCCTATCATCGAAAAGGTATTTTTGGAAAGACTTTTTCTTTTGTGTTTTTGAAGGTAAAATACCCGCTCTTGTCAGTAAATTATCATCCGTAGCTCTTTCACCTAACTTTTTAAGTAGTTTATCATATTTACACCAACCAAACTCAAATACGTCTACTAGCTCATCCCAATTTCTTCTGTTTATGTAATCCCGAGCTTCTTTTGTTAGTGGGCTATCCTTCTTAAGAGTGTTACAAGCCAACTTTGAAATCAATTCGAGGATATCGTATATATCGCTTTTTCCAGACTCACCCGCACCTTCTTCCTCCTCATATCTTATATTATACTTTTTTGCTAAGTAAATTACGTTTTCTGTTATAAACTCTATACCAAAAGATGGTCTACCCTCAATCAAAGAAGCCGCCTTAAAGATATCTCCAGCCGCATTACAAGTAAAGCAATGAAAGTGTTCCTCGTCTGGATAGAAACAACAACTTGGGTTACGGTCTTCGTTATTGTGCATACTAGAATTAGGACATTGAAAATGAGTTTGAGATAAATCTCTCCCATGTTCTTTTAGGTAATCGCTAAGTTTCGGCCTAATTTGCGCCAATACCAATTCCAAATTCTTTATTCTCATATCACTCTATCGTAATGCTGTTGTATAGCTTCTTTGTTTAATTTTTCAATTGTGTTTACAGATTTCTTGTGTAATTCCTTTACGTCGTCAGTATCGCTAACTTGAATAATAAGCCCCGTTCTTATTCTAACATTTTCATAGTTTCCTAAATTTACAGTCCTCTCTAACTCAACCGTTAATTCTTTCAGCTTCCCCATTTTTCCTCCCTCGCCTTTAATTCGTTTTCTAGTGCTTTTAAAACTGGTAACTTTCTATTTATATAACTCTGGTTGTAGTCACTCAAATCGTCTACATTTTCTATCCAATAGTCTACTTCATTGTCAAAACAAAGTTGAGCCATTTCACCATTGGGCGGTGGGCAATCTAGATAGAAGGCTAATGTTTTATGTCTTTTAGATAGTAATAAATCTTTTACTTTAGTAAACCCGTTACGTTTAAGCATGTTTATACAATTCTGGATATAGCCAGTATCCATAGTCTTTATTAGTTTTTTACGTCCTTGTCTATCAGTCCAAAATTTAGGTAACGTCATAATCAGCCATCTCCGACCATCTTCTTCCTACTTTAATATCTACCTTCATGGGAACGGTCATTCCCGCTATCGGTTTTTCCATCTGTTCTTTTAATATAGTCACAGAATCTTTTAACTCTATCTCAGGAATTTCGAATAAAAGAGCGTCGTGTATATCCATCAAAATCTTTGCTTTTAATCCTTTTTCAGTAAAAACTTTATCTATTCTTAACGCTGTTATACTTAAACATTCGTGAGCAAAACTTTGTATAGGAGCATTAACTGCTTGGTTTATAGAATGTGCTTCTTGGTTTGTCTTAACATCAAACATTAGTTGCCCTGTACTTCCGGTATACATTACTTTTAAACCTTTTATTAACGGAACTCTTCTTTTCCGACCAAAATAATTTACTACATAACCGTTGGTAACCGCGAACTTTTTAGCTTCATTTAGCCAATGTTCGGCTTTAGGGTACCTATCTAAAAAAGCTCTTATTGTTCTTTTAGCCGCTATTTCAGTAATACCAAATTCTTCAGCCACGCTTCTTGGTCCTCTACCATACATAACCCCGAATACGGTCATCTTAGCAATGAACCTATCGTACTCGGTTACATCCTCTATCGATTTCTTGAATAGTATAACAGACATTTCTTTGTGTATATCAATACCACTCTCTATATCTTTTATCATACGCTCATCTTGCGAATACTGCGCCCAACACCTAAATTCCGCCTGTTTAAAATCAGCTTCAACTAATAAGTGTTTTTCCTCAGCTACGAAGTAACTTCTAATATCTTTCGCCTCTTCGCCCCTTTTAGGTTGGTTTTGGAAATTAGGCTTTACCGAAGATAACCTACCGGTTCTTGTCCTGTGTTGCATATATGTAGTTCTGAGTCTGCCGTCGGGGCAAACGAGGTCTGGTATGTTTTTTAAGTAAGTACCGTAAAATTTAGTCAGCTTTCTCAATTCTGATAAATAAGTAGCGCCCTCGTTTTTACCTTCTAAAGCCTCTAGTGTTTTAGAGTCTGTACTCCTATTATCTTTCGGGTCCCCGTAAAGTAAACACCTAACGTGTTGGACGCTTCTAGGATTAAATTCTTTCCCTAGCAATTGTTCAGTGTTTTTAACTGATTCTAAATCTCTTAACCCTTTTGTTTTTTCTTCTATTTTATCTCCGTATGTTTTTATAAGACTGCTTAACTGTTGTTGGTCAATCTTTAGCCCATACATTTCCATCTTAGCCAAAAGGTTACAATAGGGCATTACTATTTTATAAAACAACGTTTCAAGTCCCTCTTCCTTAAGCTTTTTTGAAAATATTTTGTATAATCTAAAGGTAGCATCGGTATCTTTACAAGCATATTCCCATAGATTACTCTCCGGTATTACCGCGTAAGATGTCTTTGAGTTAGGTAAAAATTGTTTTATATCTTTTTCATAATCACCTAAATCCGTATACTCTAAAGCTAATTCTGTTAACCCATGGTCTCCTTCTTCATTTAGAAGGTGGTGTGCTAACATCGTATCGAATTTGAAATTTTTAGGGTTGATGTTTCTTCTTAGTAGGAACTTATTATCAAATTTACCATTTTGGGCTATCATAACATCCCCGAAAAGTCCTTGTCCGAAACATTCTCTAAGCATTCTTATAATAAATGAAAAGGCCGTCTCATCCCAAAAAGGGTCTAGTTTTTTATCTTCCATGTAATTCGGGTTTGAATGGTAAAAAGGAAGTACTGCCCCTTTACCTTCCGCCCAAGAAAAAGACATACAAAGAATGTTATCTTTAAAATAATCAAATCCCGTAGTCTCTGAATCGTAAGCTACTTCTTTTTGGTCTTGTAATAAGGCAAATAGTTCTTGGACTGAAGTTAAATCGACGCAATATTTATAATCTTGTTCCTTTACTTTTATATCCTCTTTCCCACAAACGCCTTTTTCTATTAACTGTTTTATTACTTGCCAACCCTTCCTAAAAAGATTTACTGCGTACTCTGTTTGGTTACGTAGAACATAAGCTGGGTGGACTATAGGAACGCATACGGCATCGAATCTATCACTCCAAATAGCCTTACCTGTTAGCTTGGTTATACCTTTATTTATTTGTAAAACAGCGCTAAGAGGTACTGCACCGAGTAAAACTATTATCTGCGGTTTAACTTCTTCGATTTCTGTTATTAGTTTTGGTAGGCAATCTCTTATTTCTTTTTTGGAAGGTGTTCTATTGTTAGGAGGTCTACACTTTACTACGTTCGTTATGTAAAACTCTTCCCTGTTTAAGCCGACCTCTCTTAAAAAGTCGTTTAATAAATTTCCTGCGTCTCCAGTAAAAGGCTCATTCTTTATTATTTCCTGTCCTCCCGGAGCCTCTCCTATTACCATCACCTTAGCTATTTTGGGGCCTTTTCCTTGCATTCCAGCAACTCTACAAAGAATCCCTGAGTAACCGCAAGTGCTTTTTTCCCAAAGAGGACAATCTTTACAACTGACAATGTCGTAATCAAAGTTAATAGACATAAGAAAAACTACTTTACCATATCCTTGGTAACTAAAATATTGTTTACAGTACTTTTAAAAAAATCTTCATGATAAGGCTTATTAAAATCTAAATACCCAGGAACCTTATCCTTACAGCCGTAATGGTTAAAAAACTTTTCTACTAAAGCGTACTTGACCTGTTTAGTACTATCGTTACTTCTTATCCACTTGTGCCTTTTTTGGAAGTACAACTCTAAAACATTTCCTAAGCCTAAAAGGTGCCACTCAATTTCGGATAAGATTTCTTCGTCCTCCTTACTTAGTTCGTCAGTTAGGGCTAGCCTGTTCGGCATGACTCCGGGAAGCCCAGTTTTCTTATAAAAGCATCTTTCCACTATTCTAAACGCTAATCCTATTACCTCTATCTCTCCCCAACCTCTAAACACCTCTAGGCATGCTTTATACTCCTCATAACTATTCCCTTGCGGCACGGCTTGAATTTTGATTCGCCCGAGTAGTCCTTTTTTCCTTATCTTCCTTATACCTTCTTCACTTTGTTTTAAAGTGTCTTTCATGTCAAAAAGTTTATCGGGTAATACTATCTCTTGGCAGTTTAATTCTTCAGCTAAATCAATTACCTCTGAGAAGTCGAAAGAATTACCGAGTTCGTGAGCGCTGTTGTCCATTATCTTATATCTCTTGTTATTCTTAAAAAACTCCCGGTAATTGGGGTCTTTCTTAGCAATATGAGGTAGTAATAAATAAAAGTCTTGGAATGTGTCTAGCTTTTCTAAATAATCTGTCGGGCAAATAAAAGATAGTTTCATTGGAACAACTCCTCCTCTTGGTCTAGCCTCTCTTCTTTTTCCTTTAATAAACCTTCTATTGCTTGATACTTTCCTTCTAGCTTCAAAAGTTTTTGGTACTGTAAATAACAATAACAACAAGTATCTCTTAACTCCTCTTTTATTTCGTCGAAAAGGTTTTTGGTCTCACCACCATTTTCCCCATGTTCTTTAGCGCCTTTGTGAAACCCCTCTAAAACAGATTTGATAAACTGGGATAGGGTTGTTGAGTCAATATCCCCTGGTAAAGTAAAGAAAGACATTAGAGTATCCTTATCTGCTGGAATTAAAACTTTTTCTTCTCTCGTTTTTTGTTTACTCATCTTTTTTATCCTCTTCTTCTAACCAAAGCCCTTCTATTTCAGATTCATTATACTTACATAAATCTTTAGTAGGATGCCACATAGATTTAGTATAAGACCTTAACCCAAAATCTTTAACAAACCCCCTCCCTATATAGTGAACTTGGGTACCCCCAGGGCATGTTTGGGTAATAGCTTCTATGACGTGGAACTTATAGTCTTTATGTAGCATGTGTTTCAATTTTAAAATATCTCCTACTTTGTACTTGGGCTGTTGCATGTCGACCTCCTTATTTAATTAACTTCAAAAATTCTTCCCGGGCTTGTTTGTTTGGGTCTAGGAAAACCCCCCGCATACAAGAAGTAATTGTAGTGCTTTCTTCTTTTTGAACACCTCGAGCAGTCATGCATAAGTGTTCGCAATCAATTACGACTCCTGCTCCTAGGGGCTTTAGCTCTTTCATTATAGTGGTGGCTATTTGAACTGTTAATCGTTCTTGGAGTTGTAAACGCCTAGCAAAAGCTTCTACCAGTCGGGCTATCTTACTTAACCCTAACACTTTCTTATCGGGAATATAAGCGACGTGTGCTATTCCTCTAAAAGGTAAAAGATGATGCTCACAAAGGCTTACTATTCTTACATTTTTTAGTAAAACCATTTCGTTATGGTCTTCTGAAAATGTTCTACTCATAATAGAGGGTACGTCATCTTCATAGCCTTTACATAAAAATTCGTAAGCTTTTGCGACTCTCTTTGGGGTGTCTACTAAACCTTCTCGCGTTAAATCTTCCCCGATACCTTCAAGTATAAGTTTAGTTCCTTGTTCTATTTTATCTCTGTTAAACATAAATTACCCCTTCTTTGTGATAGATTTAAAATAAGTCATCATCCGTCGGAGATGCTGGCTGTTCTTCTGTAGGCTGTTCTTCTGTAGGCTGTTCTTCTGTAGGCTGTTCTTCTGTAGGTTTTGCTTCTTCTGTAGGCTGTTCTTCTTCTGCGGTCTCTGACGAAGTTTCAGCTTCTGTGGTTTCTTCCACTTCTGGCGATTTATCTTCAGCCTCTTGTTTAGGTGTCTTTCTTAAATCTTTCTCGCTCGGAATCTCGTTAGGCTTTCCGTACTCCACCATTATCCCTTTTTTCTTCAGTGAGCCTTTTACGGTGGCTACTAATGCTCCTGCGGATAACTTAGTCGTCCCTGAATACTGCTGAATAATATCCTCAGAAATTTCAGCGTACGTTTTTCCTTGACGGAACCCCTCTCTTACGATTTGTACTTTACTCTGTTTTGCCATTCTTTCCTCCTATTTCTTAATTCTGGTTTGACCGTCAATATCTGTTTCGACGCCAAAATTACTGGTAGGTGCGGCCTTATTAGTCATCACGAACAAATCAAAATCTTCCGTAATATATTTAGGAAGCATTGGCGCCTTCATGTTCTTTTTTCTTTCATATGAAAAATCAATTAGATTGAAGATTTGGTTTTCTTGTAATTCCCGAAGTTGTAGTAGCGTTACTAGTTTAATAAATTCCTTTATAGTTCCCGGATGAACACTGAACTTGTTTTGGTATTTGGCTATAAATTTCGTGCAAAAGTAATCCAAAGCTTTTTTGGCTAATGAGTTGACGGTGGACACTTCTTCCTGTTTACCTTCTTTAATGGAAAACTTTCTCACTACAGAAGAAATAGGGACGTCTTTAGCATACGCCCAACTTTCGCTTCTATAGTTTAAACAGAAAAAGACATCGCCTACTTTATCGTAAACAGCTGCGTAAACCGGGTTACCTATAATCTTTTCCAGAATAGCTATAGAATGTTTAGTGCCACCGTCTACTTCTGTTTCTACCTCTTTTGCCTTAACCCTTATAACGAGATTTTTTAGAAGTAAATCGTTTAGTGCTTGTGATACTTGTGAAGATGATAGAAAAGACATTTTGCCCGCCTGACTTAAGTTAACCTTACTGCGCTGCTGGTTAAGTAAGTAATTGCCGTGCAACTTAAAAAATAAGTCAACTACTTTATTTTCTCTACTGGTTAAATTAAGGTGTGATTTTGCTACCAAAAAATTTAAAAAGTTATCGTTACTCAATAACATCCGGACCCCTTAAAAAAGTTTACCAACCGATGTATATAGTATACTGACTTTTCCGGAAAGGACAAGTGTCAACTTGAACTTTTTTCCACTTTTACCCCTATTATTTCTAATTAGTTATTTATTGTTATAACTTTATTTGTATATCATAATCTTTCCATAAAGCACATTAAAAATATGCTTTATAAAAAGACATATGCTATATTAAAACATGCTTTATAAGCATAAAAATATAAGCGTGTGTGTTTTTAAGAAATTATAAGCTCTTTGCCTGTAAACTTTGCCTGTCAAGCTTTTCTGTTGACAGTAGCATCTCTTCTATGTCTAAAAGAGATTCTGCGGTGTTTAAGGCCATATCGTATTTGTCAATAAGTAAATCTATAATCGCCGACCGGTCTTTTTTACTACGTAAAGCTTCCCTTACTTCAACCAATATTGTTTTGGTATCCATT